CGGGATCGAGTTCACGCCGAGCGGTAAGCGGGTGGCGTATTGGATGTACCTGTCGCATCCGCGTGACGCCTCGTCGCTGAATGCGGGTTACAACCAGTTGGTTCGAGTACCGGCCGCCCAGGTGCTGCACATCTTCGAACCGGTTGAGCCGGGCCAGCTACGTGGCGTGCCGCGATTGTCGCCGGTGCTCAAGCGCCTGCGCAGTCTCGACAACTACGACGACGCGGTGTTGTTCCGCCAAGAGGTGGCCAACCTGTTCGCCGGCTTCATCAGTCGACCGGCGCCGGACTCTGGACCGGTGCCGAGGGATCCGGTCACCGGTCAACTGTTGAATGTGGATCGCGATGGCTTCACGCCCATGGTCGCGCTGGAGCCCGGCACTATGCAGGAGCTGGGGCCTGGTGAAGAAGTCGAGTTTTCGAAGCCGCCGGATGCGGGCAATAACTATCCCGACTTCATGCGGCAGCAACTGATGGCCGCTGCTGCGGGTACCGGTACACCGTACGAAATCCTCACCGGCGACATGCGCGAGGTCAACGATCGGGCGTTGCGGGTAGTGCTCAACGAATTCCGGCGCCGGCTGGAGCAACTGCAATTCGGCGTGTATGTGCATCAACTTTGCCGCCCGGTCCGCGCAGCCTGGATGGACATGGCGGTGCTGTCCGGTGTCCTGGTGCTGAAGGACTACGCGCAACGACGACGCGAATACCTGCGCACGCGTTGGGTGCCGCAAGGCTGGGCTTACATTCAGCCGGTGCAGGACGTTCAAGCTCGCCGCATGGAAGTGCAGGCCGGCTTTGCCTCCCGCAGTGAAATGGTCCTGCGCACCGGTTACGACGCGGAAACGGTCGACGCTGAAAATGCTGCTGATCTCGCCCGGGCCACGACCCTCGGCCTTAATTACACCACTCTCGAAGCTTTCGTCCCCGTCGACGAGAAGGAGCAACCATGAGCAAAAAAGCGCGACCGCGCGTTTATAACCGAGCTGGCAAGCGCTTGGATGTGCAGGACAAAACTTGGTACGCGCTGCAAACCAACGGCGACGCCGCCGAGCGAGTGATCGAAGTTTTCGTGTATGGCGAAATTGGCGCCTGGGGCATTACCGCCAATCAGTTTGTGCAGGACCTGCGCGCCATGGACGACGGCGTCTCGCCGGTGATCGCGGCCTTCAATAGTATCGGCGGCGATCTGTTCGACGGCTTGGCCATGCACAACGCGTTGTCACGCTTGGGTGAACGTTGCACCGGTCGCATTGATGCGTTGGCCGCCAGTGCTGCCAGCGTGGCGGTCTGTGGCGCGCACCGGGTGGTGATCGCCTCCAACGCCATGTTGATGATTCACAACCCATGGACTTATGCGGCCGGGGATGCCGAGGATTTCCGCAAGGTAGCCGACGTTCTCGACCAGACCATGGAAGCGATCATCGCTGCCTACAAGGCCAAGGCGCCGGACATCGATGAGGTCGAGTTGCGTCGCCTGGTCGCCGCTGAAACCTGGCTGACCGCCAATGAAGCGGTGGCGTTGGGCCTGGCCGATGAGGTCGGCGACGGTGTGACGGTCAAGGCCTGTCTCGGGCAGGGTGGCGTGCTGCAGCGTTACCAGCACGCGCCGGCCAATTTGTTGGCCCAGCTTGATGAACCACCCGAGCCGGATCCGGATCTGGAGCCGGACGATCCGCCGCTGACACCGCCTGTCGTCGACGCGGCCAAGCTGGCCTTGATGATCTCCCAGCGTTGCGCCGAGTCGGGGATCAGCAACCTGGTCGAACCGTTGTTGAGCTCCACCAAACTTGAAAGCGAAGCCATCGTTCAGGCCGGGCTGACACGGGCCAAGGCGGTTAACGATCTTTGCGTGGCTGCCCGCTTGCCGGAGTTCAGTGCTGAATACGTCGCGGCGGGACTGGACGCAGCGGCCGTTCGCGCGCGTCTGTTCGACAAGATCGTCACCAGCGGTAAGGGCTTTGAAATCGATAGCAGTCTGCCGCTGGACAGTGACCCCGCACCGAAAGTGCAGGCCAAACAACCCGATCCCACCTCGATCTGGGCCGCTCGACAAGCCGCTCAATCCGGACCTGCGCAAGGCGCGAAAGGAGCAAGACCATGAACATCAAAAAAGAACCCATCCACGCCGGTGAGTTTCTCCTGTCGGAAGGCGCTGGAAACATTTCTCGCGAAGCTATCAACGTCGCCGCCGGACCTGCACTGGAGCCAGGACAGATCCTCGGTCTGGTGACAGCCACCGGCAACTTTGCGCCGTACTCTCCGGACGCAGAAGACGGCAGCGAGACCGCCGTCGCGATTCTCTTCGGTCCGCTGGGCGTGTCGGACATTCCACGCCGTGGTCGCGCGGTGGTGCGATTGGCGGAAGTCAGCGAAGCGCATTTGACTGGCCTCGACCTCGATGCGGAAAAGGCGCTGGCCACTCACTTTCTGATCGTTCGCTAAGTCGATCAGTCCACTTTATGCACCCCGCCTTGAGCGGGGTTTTTCATTTCTGGAGAGTACCCCATGGCCGATATCGCCATTTTTGACGACGAAGCATTTACCGTTACCGCGCTCACCGCTGCACTGAATGATCAACCCTATTTGCCAGGGCGCATTAGCTCCTTGGGTCTATTTCGCGAAGAAGGGGTCACCACCCTGACGGTGCAGATCGAAAAGGACGGTGACACCCTGGCGCTGGTCCCGGCGGGCGAGCGGGGCGGTTCTGGCCTGGTGGTCGGAGCGAGCAAGCGCAACTTGATCCCGTTCAACACCGTCCACCTCCCGGAACGCTTCACCATCAAGGCGGACGAGATTCAGGGCATTCGTGCGTTCGGTACCCGTACCGAATTGCAGGCAGTGCAAGACGTGGTCAATGCCCGCCTGGCTAAAGCGCGTCGTCAATTGGATGCCACCCACGAGTTTCAGCGCATGGGCGCACTCAATGGACTGATCCTCGACGCCGATGGGCAGACGCCGCTGCTGGATCTCTATGATCGCTTCGGTGTTCAGCGTCAGACGTTGGCCATGGCCTTCGCCGATCAGGACACCGAGCTTCGCGTCAAATGCGGCGAGGCGCTGGACATGCAAGAAGATGCGCTGGGCAGCGTCACCAGCACCGGCGCTCGCGCCTTCTGCGGTAAAAACTTCTGGAACAAGCTGATCGTTCACAAGTCGGTCAAAGAAACCTACCTCAACAGTCAGCAAGCGGCGGCGCTGCGTGGCGATGCTCGAGAAAGTTTCGAGTTTGGTGGCATTGTCTGGGAACGCTACCGTGGCAAAGTCGCCGGCGTATCGTTTGTCCATGACGACAAGGCGCTGCTGGTCCCCGAGGGTGTTCCCGATCTGTACATCTCTGTGTTTGCTCCGGCCGACTACATGGAAACGGTCAACACCCAGGGCATTCCGTACTACAGCATGATCGAACCGTTGCCGTTCAACAAAGGCATGGCGGGTGAAGCCCAATCGAACCCGCTGCACCTGTGTACGCGCCCTCGCGCGCAAATCCTGTTGACGATGTAGTCATGGGCTTCCGTGATTTGATCAGCGACATCGATGCGGTGGTGTTCGAGACGCTGGGCGACACCGCCCGGATCGAGGGCCGCGACGAACCGGTCCTCGGCATGTTCGCGGCGCCCTGGCTCCAACCCAAGATCGGCAAGCTCAACACGGGGCTGCGTGAGCCTCGGTTTGAAATTCGTGTCAGCGACTCACACGGTCTGGAGCAGGGCATGTTAGTCACCATCGAACTGCCGGAGCTGGATGGCGGCGGCGACTACGACCTGCTGCAGCTGGAGCCGAGTGGTGACGGTCTGGTCGCCTTAATCCTGAGGATGCGTGCATGAGTGTCGGTAGCTATTTCAAGCCATCGGCCGGCGGCGGGATGCTCTCTATCCAGTCTTCGGCGGCGGATCTAAAAGCCTTCGAAGAATTTGCCAAGGTTGTACCGAAAGCTGCAGCCGCGGCTCAGCGTCGAGCGATCAACAAAACGTTGGGTTGGTTGCGCACGCACATTGCCCGGGCAGTCAGTCGGCAGGAGCGCATTGCCGTTGCAGCGGTTCGTCAACGCTTGCGCAGCTACCCGGTCTCCGGTGGCGCTACCAGCGGCAAGTTGTGGTTCGGTCTCAACGCGATTGAGTCCAGCCGTATCGGTCGAGCTCGACAGTCTGGTAGCGGTGTGTCGGTCGCTGGGCGGCGTTACCAAGGCGCCTTTCTGAAGAAGGTCTACGGCAACAAGCCAGACATCTGGATCCGTACCGCTAGCAAGCATTTCAACTCGGACGATTATCCCGATAGCACAGTGTCCTCGAGTGGCGGTGCCAGTTCGGGTTGGGTCGCAGAAAATGGTGATCGCTTTCCGCTGGCCAAAGCCAAGGTGTCACTGGAGCAGGCGCGTCCGCACTTCGATGCCTGGGTCAAACGGGCCGATGCGCGCTTGCTGGAGATCCTGCAGCAGGAATTCAACTTTGAGCTGCAGAAGTATTTGAAGGGGACGGCCAATGTCTGATGAGCCTTTTAATCTTGATCAGCTCTACCAGGCAATTGAGCAACATTTATTGAGCAGCCTGCCGGGGATCAGAGCAGTGACGGCCTGGCCGAACATCAAGGATCGGGTTGCACTGCCGGTGGTGTTCATTGAAATGGCCGAGATGGAGCCCGGCAAAGACATCGGCACCGGTGAAACAACCCTGATTTGTAAGTTCGAGGCGCGGATCATCGTCGACCCGATTCTACCGAAACATCACCAACAGGCCGCGCACCTGGCGGCACAATTGGCCGTGTTGCTGCGCATGCAAACCTGGGGTGTTGCGGTTGAGCCTGCCGAGTTCATTCAGGCGATGCAGGATTGGACCAAGCCGGAGCTGGATGGCTACGTGGTCTGGCTTGTGGAATGGACCCAGCAACTTTACCTGGGTGTCGAAGAATGGCCATGGCCGGACGAACCGCCGGGCTCGCTGGTGTTGAACATTGAACCCGGGGATGGCCCTGTTTCGCCGGAGGATCTGCCGTGAGTTATGCCGTCGCCGAGCATGACCGCATGATCGCGGCGATGTTGATGCCGTGTGCGGTGGTCGGGGTGGATCTAGCCGCGCCGGCGGTGCGGGTATCGAATGGCGAGTGGACCAGCGCCTGGGTCCGTTGGCACAGCCTCGCGGCCGGTAAGGCGCGGCACTGGCGAGCGCCGAGCCTGGGTGAGCAGGGGGTGTTGTTTAACCCTAGTGGCCAGGCCGGCATGGGCACCTTTATCGCCGGGCTGTATGGCGATGCCGGCGCCCAGCCGGATAACCGCGACCATGTGGAAGTCTGGCGTTTTGATGATGGTGGCTCGCTGGTCTACGACTGGGAGGCCAAGACCTACACCATCACCCTGCCGACCGGCACGGTAACCATCCAAGTCGGCAACACGGTGGTCGCCGTGACCGATAACGCTGTGTCAGCCAAGGTCGGTGGCACCGAGGCAACGTTGACCCCCAATTCGCTGACGGTCAAAACGGCCGCGATGAAGTTGGTCGCGGCGGTGGACATCGTCGGGACGTTACACGTTACGCAAAACATCACCAGTGACGCCGCGATCATCGACGCCACGGGTAACAGCAACCACCACACGCATTAATTAATCCGTCCTTTCCCGGCCCGCCCAGTGCGGGCTTTTGCATGCCTGGAGAAACCATGGCCAAGCCCCCCGAAGAGCTCGCTGTCGATCAGTCGCCGGCGGCGGATCTGCTGCTGAAATTTCGCGACAAGGTTTATACCTCGCGCACCCTGATCCTTCCTAAAACCGGTCGCACACTGCCGGTGGCGAAGGCCTGCGTCGAAGTGTCGGCGTCCGATGAACAGGCCCTGAGCTACCTCAAGGCTCACGACGAATTCGAACCCCTGGAGTGATGTCGATGATCGGAATGGACCGCCACACCGGCCAACCCATCTCCGGCATCGAGCATCTGCGTCAGTCCCTGGGCGACATCCTGGGCACGCGGCTGGGCAGTCGCCGGCATCGTCCGTTGTACGGCAGCAAGCTCCCCAGCTTTGTCGACTTGCCGGTGAATGAAGGCTGGAAAAGCTCCGTCCAGGCGGAGGCGGCCCGGGCCATCGGTTACTGGGAGCCGCGCGTCAAGCTGCAGCGCGTGCGGGTGCTGTCGGTGCTGGGCGGCAAGATCAACCTGAGCATTGCCGGCGATTACCAGGGCGACCGCTTTTTGTTTGAGGTGAGCGTATGAGCATCGTTGATTTGTCGGCGTTGCCGGCTCCGGACGTGCTGGAGTCTTTGGACTTCGAAGACGTCTATGCGCAAGACCTGGGGACGTTTCGCGGGTACATGGGCGACAACTGGACGGCCGCACTGGAAAGCGATCCGGTGACCAAGGTGCTGGAGGTCGGGGCTTACAACAAGGTCGGCAATCGGGCCCGGGTCAACGATGCCGCCAAGGCGGTGCTGCTGGCGCATGCGATCGGCAGTGACCTCGATCACCTTGGGGCTAACCACAACCTGAAGCGCCTGGTGATCCAGGCCGAGGATCTGGCGGCGGTGCCACCGGTGCCGCAGGTCATGGAGCTGGACGATCCGTTTCGCGAGCGCATTCAGCTGGCCTTTGAAGGTCTGACCACGGCCGGCCCGCGTAACAGCTACATCCTGCATGCGCGCAACGCCTCGGGGCTGGTGATGGATGCCACGGCGGAAAGC